TTACTTTCGAGTAAGGTAAGCGTCCCCGTAGGTGTCCGAGACAGGCTTAATGCCCGTTGTTACGTACACGAATGAAATATCAACCTTGGCGCACAATTCGTCTAACTCGTTTACGTCCCAAGGTGTTTCACCCGCCATGCGACGCCAAATCCTGGGCTGAGATGTACCCATTCGACGTGCAACCTCAGATACAGACAGCCCCTTCCGGGCAAACTCCTGTCGCAACCGGACAGTGATCGCCTGCGACTTGCTATCCCCCTCGTCGGCGTCCACCAACATCAAAGTAGTCATGTCAAATACTTTACACGCTGAGCGGATGAATACCTAGTCAGATCGTGTTCACATCGCGCTACGCATCGAATATGTGCCGCGTGTCGGGGTTGCGCATCTATACGGATAGCGTATAGAACTACACGCATGTCATTAGACCCAATAAGCCAGCGGGTTGCGGGGAACGTACGAGCTGAGATGGCACGAGCGGGAGAGTCGCAATCCTCCCTCTCTCCCAAGATCCTGCTCTCCCAAGCCGCCCTTTCTCGGCGACTATGCGGGTTCACCTCCTTTACGGTCGATGAACTCGCCAGGATCGCGGAAGCTCTCAAGGTCCCCATCGGGACCCTGCTCGCCGAGGCATCCAAGGCGGTGGCCTCGTGAGCGCATTGATGACGGCATCCCCGTTTGACGCCATCCGACACCTGACCGACGGAGGCCGCGAGTACTGGTCGGCACGCGATCTCATGCCGCTGCTCGGATACGAGAAGTGGGAGCGGTTCGCCGACGCCATCAACCGCGCCAAGAGCGCTGCACGCAACGCCGGGTACGACCCTGCGACGCAATTTCCCGGCGCCGGGAAATTGGTCTCCACCGGCAATGGAGCGCAGCGAGCGGTCGAGGACTACCACCTCTCCCGGTACGCCTGCTATCTCGTCGCACTCAATGGCGATCCACGCAAGCCTGAAATCGCAGCCGCGCAGACATACTTCGTCATCAAGACCCGTGAGGCCGAGACCGCCACGGCCGCGCCCGCGCTCACAGGCACCGACCTACTCGCCGCCGCGGTGCTCGAAGCTCAGCGGATGATCGAGGCGAAGGACGCTCGGATCGCAGAGCTTTCGCCCAAGGCCGACCTTGCGGACACCTACCTCACTGCACAAGGCGGGTCCCGGCTGATCCGGGAGGCGGGCAAGCTGCTCGGCATGCGCGAGCGCGAGTTTCGCCAGTGGCTCTTGGATGAGCGGCTGATCTTCGCCAAACACGCTCCGTGTGGCGCGGTGCAGTACGACCACTACGCGCAATTCGCGCACTACTTCCAAGCGCACGAGCACGTCGTCGCGCACTCATGGGGCAGCTGTGCCCACTACACCTTGCGCATTCTGCCGCGAGGGATGGAACTCATCACCGCACGCTTGGCCCGAATCTCCAAGTAATCGCAAGTCTCACAACTGAATAAGTAAAGACGCTGGCGGTCCCGTCGCCAAACAGAAACCGCCAGCGTCCCCTACCAACCAATCCTACTGAGAGGACTTGGCATGCCCCAACATATCCGCAGGCGGTCGCACGGGCGCCGCCGACCCCGGCTGAGCAGCTACGACGCGATCACCGTCGTGCTGGCTGCTATCGCGGTGCTCGCCGCGATGCTGCTGGCCTCCCCGGACTCGCACGCCGACCCGGTGACCGATGACTTCGTGACGACGAGCGGCTGGCGCGTGTGCAACGAGCTGGACGCGCAGCCCAATTTCGACGGCATCCGGTACTCATACCGGGCACTGTCGGCGCGCGGCTACAGCCTCGATCAGTCGGCCCAGATCATCGTGGGCTCAGTGAAGGTGTGGTGCAAACGCCATGCGCCACTGCTCAAGTCATACGCCGACACCTATGCTTCAGAGCCGCAGCAGAGCCAGGGGCGCGCGGCATGACCATCACCTTCGACCCCAACCCGACGTTCGACGAGCTCATGGCCGCGTTCGACAAGGCCGAACGAGCATGCTCCCCCACCGTCGTCAACATCGTCCTTGATCTCGAAATCGCCGACCTGTTCGAGAGATTGGGCAGTCACGGCATCGCCGTCCTGGTCGCCAACCAGAAAGCGTGGCGCGAGTCCGTCAAGGAGTCCGGTACAGACCCTCGATCCGCCTGGACCGCTGACGGCGGCGCCGAGCGCGCACTCGTCGAGTTTTTCACCGACCGCGACAGCCGGGACAAGGCCAGCGCGGCAATTCGCGCATCGGAGGCGGGCTGGTGACGACGACTCACTACCTCGAAATCGAAAGCCATTGGCACGAAAGGCTCTACGACGGCATCAAGACATATGAGGTGCGCCGCGCTGATCGCGATTACCAGAAGGGCGATCGCATCCTGTTCAAGATCGGGCCGTCCAAGGCTCTGTCGTACGCGTCGTGGATCATCACGCACGTCATGTACCAGGCCCCGTGGGTGGCCGATGGCTACGTGATTCTCTCGCTGGAGCATCCACACAAGACGCGACGCGAGAAGGAGTACGAAGCGCGCGGTCGAAGCATCGAGGAATATCGCCGCTCCAATGCCGCACTGCGCGGAGTTATTACGCGTCTGCGCAATCAGCTGAGTGATGCGAATGCCAGACGGCAGGGGACGACCGAATGAGCGAGCCCACGCGCGACCCGCGCGAAGAGAAGCTACCCCAGTGGGCGCGAAAGCTGTTGGCCGATGAGCGCTACCGCGCCAGCCGTGCCGAGCACAGGCTCGCCGAGCACGTCGCCAAAATCGCGAAGTCGCGAATCCGATACGGGGGCTACGACAATCCGATCTACATCCCCGACGACAACGGGTATCAGACAGTGTACTTCTACCCCAATGGGGGCGACAGCACGTTCCAGCAAATCGCCGTCACGATCCGCGACGGCGCTATCGAGATTCAGGGCGGCGACACGCTGACGATCGAACTGCAAGCGGGCAACACCTTTCGCGCTCGCCTCCGGGGTGACTCATGACCGTTATGACGATCGACGTTGACGAGAGCTACGAAACGAACATGCGCGTCCTCAAGGGCGTGCTGTACCGCCTCGTCGAGGCTGTCCGCGACACAGACCCCCATCAGGTGCATCGCGAGCTGGTCTCGATGTGGTTGCGCCACCCCGTGAAAGCGGCGCAACTGATGATGGCGCTCGCCATCGGATTCGACCCGGACACGGTGACAACCAAGATGCTCGACCAGCGCGCCGAGGAAATCGCGGGCATTACAACGCTCCCCCACAAAGGAATTGAGGTCCAACCATGCAGAGCATGAAGACACATCCAGAGGCCGCCTTGGGCGATTGCCCCGCACGGTTCGACAACTACGTGTGCACCCGCGACGCGGGCCACGACGGCAGTCACATGGCCAACGCGTTCGTTGAAGTGGTTGCGATCTGGGACAACGAACTAGCTTGGCGTGCAGACGATGCCCAGGGCTGTTGGGCCCAGCGCAAGGGCAGCGAGTGGGTCGAGGCTGACGCATGAGCGAATGCATCATCCAGGCCGAAATCCCCACCGCTGACGGCCTATACGCCGGTATTCCTGATGAGGTCTACCACGCCGACCGCACCAGCTTGTCGTCGTCAGGTGCTCGTGCACTGTTGGCGCCGTCCTCGCCCGAGATCTTCCACTACCAGCAACGGCAGCCGCCAGAACCCAAGCCGCAATACGACTTCGGGCACGTTGCCCACAAGTTCGTGCTGGGCGAAGGCGCCGATATCTGCGAGCTAGATCCGGCCGTTCACGGGCTGAACAAGGATGGCTCCCCCGCCAAGTCGCCCACCGCCACCGCGATGTGGCAAGCAGCAGCCGAGGAAGCGCGCAAGGCCGGTCAGATCCCGATGCACATCGCCGAGGTGGCCAAGGCCAAAGCGATGGCAGCCAGGGTGCACGAGCACCCGCTCGCCGGGCCGCTACTAGCCGACGGGACACCGGAGCTGTCCGGGTACTGGCACGACCGGGAGACGGGCGTGCGCCTGCGGTTCCGGCCCGACTGGCTGCCCAACCCCGGCCGGGGACGGCTGATCGTCGTCGACTACAAGACCAGCTCCAGCGCCTACCCGGGCCACTTCGCCAAGTCCGCAGCCGAATACGGCTACCACCAGCAGGCGCCGTGGTATCTGGACGGCCTGGCCGCGTGCGAGATCGCCGACGACGCCGCGTTCCTGTTCGTCGTGCAGTCCAAGACGGCGCCCTACCCGATCACCGTGGTCGAGCTCAAGCCCGAAGACATCGACCTCGGGCGGCGCCGCAACCGCAAGGCCATCGACCTGTACGCCCAATGCGTCGCCGATGACCACTGGCCCGGCTACGGCGACCACGTGCACTCGGTATCGCTCCCCAGTTACGCCACCTACCAGCAAGAAGGAGAACTCGATCAGTGACCGTCACCCCCTACCAGCCCATCTCACCCGCACCGCGTACGGCAGTCAGCCAGGCCACCTCAGTCGAACAGTCCCGCGCCGTCGCCGAGGTCCAATCCGCCGTCATCGTGGCCCAGCAGATCCCGCGTGACATGCAGCGGGCCGAAGCGGAGATGCGCGATACGTGCAATCGATCCGCGATGGCGAAACAGGCCTTCTATCAGGTGCCGAACCGGGGCAACGGCGCATCGGTGCACCTCATGCGCGAACTCGCGCGAGTCTGGGGCAACGTGCAGTACGGCGTCAACGAGTTGCACCGCGACGACTCCCGGGGCGAGTCCGAGGTTCAGGCGTGGGCGTGGGATGTGCAGACCAACACCCGCTCTACGCGCACCTTCATCGTCCCCCATGCCCGCATGTCAAAGGGGCGCCGCCAAGAACTCACCGACCTTGGTGACATCACGAACAACAACAACAATGCGGGCGCTCGCGCTGTCCGTGAGTGCATCAACGCCATCTTGCCCAAGTGGTTCACCGAAGCGGCACAGGACATCTGCAAGGCCACGCTGGAGAACGGCGAGGGCGTGCCCTTACCCAAGCGCATCGAGGACATGATCGCCGGATTCCGCGCCATCGGCGTCTCACAGGCGCAATTGGAGACCAAGATCGGCAAGAAGCGCGGCGCCTGGGATGCGGGCGATGTCGCGCAGATGGGCATCACCTACACCTCGATCACCCGCGACGGCTACGACAAAGCCGAGATGTTCCCGCCGGTCGCGGGAGTGACAACCGACGAGATCAAGGCCAAGGCCCCGGACAAACCGAAGGCCGAAGCGACACCAGCTCCCGAGAAGGCACCAAGCCCGGAGAAGGTCGAGGAAGCACCTGAGGCCAACCCCGCTGAATACAACTCGCGCGGTGAGTTTCTGGCCACCAAAAAGACCATCGGCACCATCCGCGGCCTGCTCGGCAACGCGGGCTATTCCCTGCGCGGCGATGCGGCCACCGTCAAAACGCTCACCTATCTGGCCACTGTCGTCGGCCGCGAAATCGCCGATATCAACGACCTATCCGAAGCCGAGGCAGAGGTAGTGACCGACGTTCTGAACCAACCCACCACAACAGAAGGGAATGAATAACCATGTCCGACAACGACACCGAGAAGAAAGAGGAAGGCACCGAACTCGCGCCCGGCGACATCACCGAGTTCATCGTCGTCTTCACCCAACTCAACAAGGGCCGCACGCAGGTCGAAGCAACCAAGGCGCTGCATGAATGCGTCGAGGCCGCGATGGCCACAGGCAAGAAGACCGGCACCGTCACGATCAAGATCAAGGTCGAGCCGCTGGAGTCCGGCGCAGTCAGCCTCGTACCCGATGTCGCCAGCAACCCCGCCAAGGACCCGGCCGGGACGATCTTCTTCGCCGACGGCGAGGGCGGCCTATCCCGCGACAACGCCAGCATGCACTACGGCCTCAGGTAACCCAACCCACCCGAAGGAGTAACACCCATGTCCGACAACACCATTGCGCTACCAAAGCACGACGCCGATCTGATCGACGAGCCCGACGCCGACGCCCCGCTGTACCTCGACCAAGTAGAGGAGACCTGATGTCCCGCAACCTCATCGTCGTAGACCTGGAAACAACCGGCCTCGGCCCGCAGTGCGCGCCGATCGAGGTTGCGGCCATCAACGTCGACACCGGAGAAACACTCGAATTCGTGCCGTACGTCGACCTGTCCAAGGTCTCGATCGAGCCCCAGGCTTTCGCCATCAACCGCTATTTCGAACGCGGTGTGTATGACGCAATGCTCAATCCCGACGACACCATCACAGCGTGGAATGACCTCGCCGACATCCTGAGCGGCAACACCTTTGCCGGATCGAACCCGACATTCGACGCAGCCATGGTCGCACGCAAGGTCGGCACGCACTGGCACTACCGCCTGGCCGACCTCGCCGCCTACGCGGCCCCTGCACTCGGGCGCGACCCGTCCGAGCTGCCGGGACTGGCCGACGTGCTCAACGCCCTCAAGATCGAGAACCGTTGCCCACATTCGGCATTCGGTGACGCCGAGGCAACCGCCAAAGCATTCGTGAAGCTGCGCGACTTCTACGCGGATGTGACCCTATGACCGCCCCGTCCATCTCCCGTCGCTACATCGACGCCACCCCCGTGCGCGAGCACCTGGAGAAGCTGCAGTCGATCGGCTGGACCATCAACGCCATCGCGGCCGCCAATGGCCACCCGGGAAAGCTCGTCACTACTCTGCGCCAGATCCTTCGCGGCCAACAAACCTGTGCCCCATCCACCCGCGACTACGTGATGTGGATGGACCCCGAACTGCCTCCCGAGACCGGAAAACCGTTCGTACTCAAATGGTCCGAATACGTGTACATCGGCGTACCCGACCATGCGGCTGCGCGGGAAATGGGCATCACCTACAACTCCATGTCGGAGCAGCTACGGCGTAACGGTTTTCAGCCATCAGCGCTGCTGTATGAGCTGGCCCGCGAGGAACGCGAGAAAGCCAAGGCACCTGCATGATGCTCACCGAAGATCAACGCTGGCTATTGCGGATGGTCGGCGGGTGGGAAATGCGCGACTGCCTCATCGGTCCCGCAGGTGTCACCCATTTGATGCAATCCTGCTACGGCGGCACCCGCCTGCCTACCGACGGATATCCGTCTCACCTCAAGGGATTTGAGTGCGGACACGGCAAGATCGTGTCGAGGGGCATCCCCGTCGTCACCGTGACCACCGCGCAGCTGAACAAGTTCGCGCGCTCCCTGCCAGTCGAGCTTGTCGCCGAGATGCGCGGGTGCGCCACCGCCGCGCAGCGCAATAACTTACTTCGCCACCAGTTCTGCCACTGTGGGAGCGAACCGTGCGGGTACGCGTACATGGGCGACCGCATTTGCCCGCCGACCGAGCAGCAGGAAGCCGACGCCAAGGCCGAGTTCTGGCGCTGCCAGGACTGGACCGACGACTTACTCGACCGCGCACTCGGGTTCACCGCCGAGGACGAGCCGGTCGGACAACTGGAGCTGTTCGGAGTCAGCGCATGATCACGCCCTACTACCAAGACGAATCGGTCAGCCTGCACCACGGCGACGCCCTCGACGTGGCCAAGGCACTGCCCGCCGGCGGGGCCGATTGCATCGTCACCAGCCCGCCCTACTTCGGCCTTCGCGACTACGGCGAGCCCGGCCAGTATGGGCTGGAGGACTCGCCAGCCCAGTACGTCGAGAATATGCGCGCGCTGTTCGCCGAGCTGCGCCGCGTGCTCGCCGACGACGGAACACTCTGGCTCAACCTTGGTGACAGCTACTACAGCGGCCGGGGCAACCCGGGCCCGAACGCCGACGACCGAAAGAACATCGCAAGGCGCGGCTGGGTCCGGCCCGTAGACCGCCCCGGGCGCGAGTGGGCCAAACCCAAGGATCTGCTGGGCATTCCGTGGCGCGTCGCGTTCGCGCTGCAAGACGACGGCTGGACGCTGCGCAACGACATCATCTGGCACAAGCCGAACGCCATGCCTGAGAGCGTCGTCGACAGGCTGGCCGGGCGCCATGAACACGTGTTCATGCTGGCCAAGTCGAAGCGCTACTGGTTTGACCTCGACCCGATCAGAGAGCAGTACGACGGCGATCGGGAGGCCTCGCGGCGGTCACGGTCCGGGCTGGTCAACAAGGCCAACAGCGTAAAGACACCTTGGGTACCGCCAGAGCCTCGGCCGACAGCTTGGAATGACCAATCGAACATGGGCGCCACCGGGCGCCAACACACATGGACCGACAAGGGCGGCCGCAACCCTGGCGACGTGTGGGAGATCCCCACACAGCCATTCCCGGGGGCCCACTTCGCGGTCATGGCCTCCAAGCTCGCGCAGCGCTGCATCGCCGCCGGATGCAGGCCCGGTGGCACGGTGCTTGACCCCTTCAGCGGTTCCGGCACAACCGGAATGGCGGCACAGCGCCTCGGCCGCAAGTACATCGGCATCGAACTCAATCGCGACTACCTAGACCTGTCGCTACGTACCCGGTTACATGCTGCCCCGCTCGATTTCGAGGCGGGCGCATGACCATCACCCGCACATGGTTCCGGTTCATCTGCATGCGCTGCGCGCACGAATTCCAGACCGACCGGATCGTCCACGAGTGCTTCAAATGCCGGACGGCCCAGCGAGACGCGTTCCCCCACGCCCCAATCGAGGTCATCGAAATGAGCGGCACATGAGCGACAACCCGAACACGAACGGAGACAACATGAAACCCCGCATTGAGCCCCTGGTCGTGATCGATCTAGTGGAGCAGTACATCGACAAGGAGCCGCACAGCGCCGGTCGGCCACGGTGCGAGAAGTGCCATACGAAATTCAGGAGGGGTGAGTGATGGCCGATCCCACAATCCGCGTGCTGTCCCTCGGCGCTGGTGTCCAGTCGACGGTGCTAGCGCTCATGGCGTGCGACGGCACGCTGCCCGGTCTGGACGCTGCGGTTTTCGCCGATACCGGCTGGGAACCGCCCGCAGTCTATGAGCAGGTGGATCGGCTCGCCGCCGAGCTTGCCCGCGTTGATATCCCGCTGCATCGGGTTTCGTCGGGGAACCTGCGCGCCGACACCCTCGACCCGGAAGCGCGATTCGTTTCGGTGCCATGGTTCACCTTGGCGCCCAAGGCTACCGAGGTGCCTGTTTATGGCGTATGCGCACCCTGCGGCGGCTCCGGCCGGGGACCATCTGACGAGCCTGACTCATGTTCGGTGTGCGGTGGCGACGGCCGTGGGTCGATCGTGGGCACCAGGCTAGCCACTGCCACTGAACGGCACGGCATGGGCCGTCGCCAGTGCACCAGCGAGTACAAGCTCAAGCCGATCAAGGTCAAGGTGCGCGAGCTGCTGGGCTACCCACACCCGACACCTGTACCGCGTGATGTGTTCGCTGAGCAGTGGATCGGATTCAGTACTGACGAGATTCACCGGGTGCGTGACCGGCTGGATGTGAACTACTCCCGGCCGCGTTACCCACTGCTGGATCTGGGCATGTCCCGTAAGGACTGCCAACGCTGGCTGGAGCGCGCCGGGTGGGGCCACACCGCCAAGAGCGCCTGCATCGGCTGCCCGTTCCACGGCAATGCCCAGTGGCGGTACATGTACGAGCGGCGCGACATCTGCGCGACGTGCGGCCATTCCCGCGACGACCATTGGCGCGGGTTCGACGAACCGAAGGCATGCGCACACCTGTACAACCGGGACCAGCCCGAAGAGATCGCCGATCTGTGCATGTGTAAGCGGTTCCACTCCCTCTGGGACGACGCGGTCGATTTCGACCGCCGTATCCGCAAGGGCGGCGCCTCGGCCAACCCACTCGACGGCGAGGCGTTCCTGCACCGCTCGCGAGTTCCGTTGGACCTGGCACCAATCGACCGCGTGACACGTGCCGAGTACGCCGACATGCAGCTCGACCTATTCGAGGACGGCGACCCGGATGGCTGCTCACCGTACGGCTGCCGCAGCGGGGAGGTGGCGTGATGCCCATCCGCCCCGAGAACCGCGACCGCTACCCCAAGGACTGGCCCGAGATCTCGCGGCGCATCCGGTTCGAGCGCGCCCAGGGCCGCTGCGAGTGCGAGGGTGAGTGCCTACGGGGCACACACCTCGACCGCTGCACGAACGTCAACGGACAGCCCGCATACGGCACCGGCAGCCGCGTCTTGCTGACCGTGGCGCACCTGAACCACACACCCGAGGACTGCCGCGATGAGAACCTGCGCGCCATGTGCCAGGGCTGCCACCTGCACTACGACCTAGAGCACCACGCGCAGACGCGCCAGCGGGCCCGCACGGCGGCTCTTGAGGCACAGATGGACCCGATGTTCGGCCCCGAGATTTTGGGGTGAGAAGGAGTGCCGAACGTGCCGCAGTCTGAATACATGCACGCGAATCAGAGAAAGGAACACCGTGGCTAACTCGGCCGGAATGCTCAAGGAATCAATCTGGCGCGACGGCCATTTCCGAGCGCTCACACGCACCGCGCAATGCACCTACGCGCAGCTGCTCAGTCAAAAGGATCTCGACCGCGCCGGGATGCAACCACTTCAAATCACCAAGTGGGCCAAGGGGTGCAACGAGATGTCCATTCATGACCTACAGGCCGACCTCGACGAGCTGGAGCGTGAACGGTTCGTGTTCTACGACGAGGACACTGACGAACTGTTCGTGCGCGCCTACATGCGTACCACCGAGGTCACGCGGTATCCGCAGTACTTCAAGAGCGCCTTGAAATGCGCCGTCATGGTGGCCTCGCCCAAGCTGCGCCATGAGCTGGCGGTCGAGCTACGTCGCCTGCGCAAGCCCGAGGCGACCAAGGTCGCCGATGAGATTGACCCGTCTGACCCTGACCCCGATGACACCGTGACGGAACCGTGCGAGAACCCTGACGGCACCGTGCCCGAAGGGTGCGAGAACCCTGCCGGAACCGTGAACCCTGACGGCACCCTGCCCGAACCCTCTAGGGAAAGGGTAAGGGTAGGGGTAAGGGAACTTACGTTGGTAAGTACTCAAGTTGGGGAGCGCTGCGCGCCGCCCCCCGAGTTCTGCCCCAAGCATCCTGGCGGCACCACGGACCCGTGCCGCGCCTGCCAGCGCTACCGGGTGCAGTACTCCCAGTGGGCCGCAGACGACGCGGCTCTCGCCGCCGCCGAGCAGCGCGCACAACACCGGGGCGAGCGAGATGCCAAGCGCCAGGCCATCGCCGCGTGCCGCCTGTGCGACCAGGACGGCTACAACGGCCTCTCCGTCTGCGATCACGTCGACCGCTCGGCCACCGCCAGAGCCGGACTCGCCAGAGCCCGCGCAGCGCTCGAAAATCCCCCCGCCGCGACCGGATAGTCCCGAACGGCCCGAAAACCCGCCAGCGACGACCACAGCCCCAGGAATCGATATGCGAACGGAGACACGATGACCCAGAAAACGGACCCCGAGCGGTTTACCTGCCCCGGGCTGGAAGAGGGCGGGCGCGTAGCCATCCAGCTCACCGATGGCACGCTGGCCGAGGGCTACTGGTACGACGACGCGGTACACGACGAGCCCGTTCGAGCCGGGGGTGCTCCGATGAGGCGCTCATTGGCCGGCCAATGGTGAAGGCCTCGCGCGGGGTCTCTTGGCGCACACGCCAGCTGTGCTCGGAGTCCGACGAGCATCACGAGCGTGTGTGGTTCTGCATGACCTGCAAGGCACTAGAACAGCGACTCGCCCCGGTATCCGAAACGCTCGCCGAACTGCTCCAAAGCGCCGACCTGTCCGTGACGATCACCAGGTGGCCTCGATGAGCCCAATGCGGCACGGCGACGCTGAGCGGATAGCCGAGCTCTGCGCCGAGGCTGGCAAGCCGCTGCAGCCCTGGCAGCACTGCCTACTCCAGCAGATCGAACAGCGTGATATCGATGTCCAATTCGCCAAGATGGTAAGGGGATTCAACCGTTGACCAAGTGCAAGCGGTGCGAACGCGCAACCGATCTGTTCGTGTGCAAGGCCTGTATATCGGAGCTGCGCAAGCACCTGGCTGATCTGCCGTGGTGGATCGATCGACTCACCGAGACCGCTGTTGGGCAGGCGAACCTGGGCGACGGCGCACGCAAGGGAGAGCGCCGCGACGTGCTGCACGGCGACGACACGCTCGTGAGCCATGTCGAGCCGTTCCCTCGCGACAAGGACACCACCCCGACCGCCAGGGACCACCGGGACCGGCATCAAGCGGCGCTGTGGCATGCGCTGGCACTCGGCCGGGTCAACGGACGCGCCAGTGACGAACTCGACCGAATCGAAAACGCACTTTCGACGACCATCCGCGACATGTGCGAGACGCGCGGGCTGGACGTGCCCGAGTTCCGCACCCGGCCAAGGCCTCTGCCGATGGTCGTCGAATCGGATGCACGGCGGCCGGCAGATCGGTTCAGCCTCGATTCGGCGCCGCCGGCCCGGGCGGGCTCGTGTCGACGGTGCTTCGTCACGCTGCCCGCCTCGGCGGCTGGGCCACTGTGCGACGACTGCGACGGCGCCCCAGAGATCGCGCGCACTCGACCAGTTTTCCGCGGAAAACTGGCGCGTCATCTACGCAGGAAGGCGCGGCGACGAGACGCATTCGATCGCGACGACGGCGCGCATGGCCAAGTGGCTGCACCGGCACGCGGCCAATATCGCGTTGCAGGAGAACGGCGCCGAGATCTGCGACGAGATCGAGCAGGTGTACCGGTCAGATTACACGCGTGGTGAACCGCCCACCCGAGCCCATGATCATCGGACCATGCATCACCGACCCGGCACCCGACGAGGTGCTTGCCGAGCGGGGCCGCAAGGGCGACAACTCAACCCGGTGCGGATACGCACTCATGGCACCGAGCCACAGCGGCTCAATCGTGTGCCCCCAGTGCGACACCGCGCATTCGGTGGCCGACGTGCTGGCACGCAACCTTAGCGAGCTCGACGACCGCAACGCGACCGTGCGCGAACTCGTCGACGTGATACTCCCCCGCCTTGATGAGCACGTACCACAGTCGACCATCGAGCGGTGGATCAGACGCGGGCGGGTGCCGGTGCGCGGCCGGGACGCCCAGGGGCACCAGATGGTTCGCATTGGCGATGTGCGCACGGTGCGGGCGGAGCGGCCACGGAACGCGAGGGGCCTCACATAAAGGTGTTCAAGGCGTGGTCGACGCCTAGCCAACTGGAACCGGTTCCTGCGGCGTAGTTTTCATCGGCCAGCGCTTGGGCCGGAAGACGCCTAGCATTGGCGGGGTAGGCGGATTGGTGTTGTCTTGCGCCTGCTTGATGAAACCAGTGGAGATCGCCAAGTAGTTTGCGCGGCTGTCGAGGTCTTCCCAATCGGCCCCGTTTGCCCTTGAGATTCGCTCTGCGAAGACCCACACCAGTTTCGATACGGGCGAACCGGAAATAGCGATGGGATAGTGGTGCTCGATAATGGCCTGATCAGATTCGGGCACTTCCACATCATCGGCCGAATCAACGATGGGGTCAACGTTGTCCGGGTGGTGTGATCTGCTCATCTCACATACGGCGTACTTCGGCTCGGGGGTGAGGGGATACCACCCGTCATCCATGTAAGCCCGGATATCGGCCTGCCCGTGCTCATCGGCTACCAGATACCAATGTCCTGCCTGTAGCCTGCGCTCGCGTTCCATTGTGCCGCCTTCCATTTCAGATCCCCCACGAACCATATTTGCCGTGATACTTACACTGGCGCCGTCAGGCCGTATGCATATTTAGGGGAAATTCAGAATTGGCATTGAAGCCGACTAGGTGCGTGGGAGCGTGCCGCACCAGGTGATCATCGCCAGCGACAGATAAGACACGGTGCCGATCACCCGCGGTGATGTCAGTTGCGTGCAAAGCCACGCCAGCACGGGGCGTAGCCCTCTAAATATAGATTTTCGACGTTCTCGACCCACCACGTAGAGATCCAAACAAAGTGCTAGGACCATTCCCACTAACGCCAGCATGGTCATGAACTTCAATGGCTCACCCACGATCTGGCCTAGAAGATGATTCATCTCATCGTGCGTGACGCCCTTCTCAGGCGAAGGCATCATGGCGCCAGCTAGGGCTCCCCAGAAGGCAGCGAGTCCGAAGGTCGTGGCGCCGACCAAGAATTTCGCAATCTGCTTCACCCGCACCGTAAGTCGATTGTCGGGTATCAGTGGTCGAGGCGGGCAGTTCCATAGAACGACAGCCGCGAGCAGGATGATCGCCGCGTTTATGCCGGTTATCGCCGCAGTCCACCAGAACAGATCAGGGTGGACTTGTTTGAAACGAATGATGCGCGGAACGTAGTCCAGATTCGCCAAGGCAAACAGCAGGATTAACCCGCCAATTCCTGTAAGCATCCGTATGCCAGCCTTGGCTGCCCTTTCATCTTCGGTTTCATTCGAAATCGAAGTCATTTCCGCACCCCTAACTTCAACCATCACGTGAACGTAGCAAATGTGTCAGACCCTCGGCGTAGAACCAGAACATGGCACGCCCACCACGCGACAAGTTCCCTAACGCGTACGTCGGCGACCTCGTGCCCAACGGCAATCAGGAGTCTCGGTACTTGTATCGCAGCGCACGCACCGCGCTGTGGGTTCGTCCCAAGCGCTGGGCGGCCTCAATCACGGTCAGGTTGCGATCTAGCGCGATCTCGATATCGCTGTCGGTCCAGGGCGCCTTGTAGTTGACCGCCGTGTGCCGGGTGGCCTCTTGGCGTCGCTCCCGCTCTGCTTCGGCCGCGTCCCGGCACCGCGGACATAGGCATCCGTATCGGCTCACGCCCGTGTTGGTTCCGTGCAGATGTTCAGGGACCTTGCCCTGCAGGCGCCCCAGCCACCGCGCACGAGCCACAGTGACCGAATTGATCGAAGGCGGCAATCTCCGTAGGTGTGCGGGACTCATCGGCCAGGACAGCGATCTCATCCTCGGTCCAGAGGCGCTGCCGTATCGGCTCCGCGCGCGACTCGCGCGCCGGGATCAAACCCGAGGCCTTTTGGCGCTGCAGGTCTCGAATGTGCTTGATCGCCCTGAAGGAACGCCCCAACCGGCGGGCCGCTTCAGTGCGGGAAATCGACCGATCCAGTGCGATCGCGATCTCCTGTGGTGTCCATGACCCATAGCAGGCGATGTCGGTCTCGGCTACCTGCTCTAGCTCGGCAGCGCGACCACGTTTCTGGGCGAGCAGTTGCTCAATATCGCGTCCCCGGTACCGCTTTCGAGCCTTCTCCACCTGTAGCCGGGTGCGGCCCAACCTCGCGCCAGCCTCGGCGCACGATAGTGACCGGTCCAGCGCCACTGCCAGCTCGTCAGCGGTCCACCGCCGCTGAGCTACACCATCAGCCACACATGACAGGCTACTTCTGGGTCTCCGTACATACCGTGAACCGGCGCACCGGATGTGCAAACCCGCCGAAAAGACAGCGGCTGGTATCAATCGTATTGAATAAGATCGTTATTGGCCGTTCTCGGTTCGGCAGATTTTTGTCATCACATTCGGCCCGGACAACCTTGTCCGGCGCGACGCTGATGCAGCCCTCACTCGTCCATGCGTAGTCCATGCAGGCAGTCCATTCGCCCTGCGGACTGCCCAAGTAGAATCGTCGGTCTGCGTCGTTGACGCATTGGTCAGGGAAGCCGACTCTCTGGATGACACGGTAGTTCGCATCTTGGGAGTCACAGTCCACTTTGTTTAGCGTGACGCTGCCGGGTTTTCCCTTGAGGTAGACGCAGGCTCCGATAGGCGCCTCTTCGCTTCCCTGCTGCGTCATTTCCGCCTCAGCAGGTATTTGTCCCGGGATCTTTGCGAAATCCACCGGACCTGACGCTACGGAGGTACGGACTGTCGTGGCGCCCGTCCCTGATGGCTCCGTGCTTGAGCATCCCGCTACTGAGAGTACGACCATCCCAGCGATCAAAGATCCGGTCTTGGCAAACATTCTCAGCGTTCCATCTTTCTCTCGATCGACACGGCCGCGATCACCGTGACCACAAAGATAACGATTTCGCCTATAACCACACCTTTGAGGCCTAATAGCGGATAGGTGAGCCACCACGCAGCGGCAATTGCACTATTCAAAAGAGTGAGGCGCTTGAGGGCGGTTTTCTTCTCCATCTGACGCACTCTATTACTCGTCGGTCTTCCCAGTGCAGATCATCCAACGGTCACCGTCCTTAATAAAAACCTGCTTCTGCGGAAAGGCGCCGGTACCGCCGTTTTTCTCATCATTGGCGTAGCGAATTTGAACCAGCGCAGTGGCCTTGGTTGACGATTCCAGGTGAACATCGGTGATGGAGTCGAGGGCCATCGCCCCATCCTGAACAAGAGCATCCTTCAAATCTCGGTCGGGCGATCTTGTTTTTGCTACACGCGAATCCCTCAGGCTTGGGCACATCGAACCTAGATACCGCTGAACGTCCCCGCTGTTATAGGCCTCAACATACCCCCGGACGGCCTTCTCTACCGCAGGGACTTCCCCCGCACCCTCTTCGGGGGCGGAGCATCCCACCAGCACGGCCACGGCACCAAACGCGACGGCATATCTCCTCATAAGCTGCTTGCTCATACACAGAACCCCGAATGATCAGCGTAATACCCGGCAGGGATACCCGCACGCACGCGCAGGCAACCAGTGCCGTCGCCCGCACGGTTGATGGCATTGATAAGAAAAGCCCAGCTGGCGGTATTCGCCAATCCGCATGCGCCACCCACATACGCGTTAGTTTTAGCGCCGACGACAGTGCACAGGATATAGCCGCTTACCGCCGGAGCAAGAGCAGTAAGTGCTGCGTTGTCCTTAAGCCACTTCGTTACGTTCTTGTGGAAATAGACCGAGCATGAGGTGATACCGCAGTCCGCCGTCGAGTTCTCCGAGAGCCACTTCTTCAACGGCTCCAAAGCACTGTCAATGGCCTCTTCTTTGGCTTCATCCATCTTCTCGTCGACGTACTTTTTGAGCACATCCCGCCACAACTGATCCAGCGGATTGTCCCCATCAGTGAATTGCTTAAGAACCGGTGGGTTACAGTCCGGGCAAATCGGAATACTCGGGTCCCGACCAGGCTCGAGGCGCGCATTCACCAAGGCGCCCCCTGCCGCACCGATCAGCGAGACCGGCACACTTCCCGACTGCAGCACATCAGACGCCAGACTGCACCTCTCGGAGAAATCCCGAATTCGATCACTATCGCGCTCCTGCCCCGGCTGCTGCTGTTGTGTCGGGGCTTGACTCGGCTGCTGCTGACCCTGCTGAGGCTGGTTGCCTTGCTGAGGCGCTTGAGCGTCCGGGTTGGGCTTACCGGGGCCTTGGGTGAACCCGGGATTCGTTTGATAGTCAGGAATCTGATTCCCATGAGCGGGCTGATCCCAGCCCTGCTGAGGCTGTTGCGCGCTTTGCTCACCCGGCGCCTGTTGCGGGGCACCTTGAACCCCGCTGTTATAGATGCTGATTCCGCCATTCTGATCTAGCGGCGGCAAGTTGTTTCCACCCTGATAGTCGGGCATCTGCTGAGGCGCAGAAGGTGGCTGAAACTGACTTCCATTCATTCCTCCGGGCCCGCTGCCAGGCCCGCCTGTTGGGCCGCCAGTGGGATCAGCTGCCACGGTCGCGACCGCCGAAAAGCCGCTACCAGCGACGGTGTGGCCGTCGATAACCTTCGCTCCACCGACAGCCAAAGCGACAATTGCCACCAGCGCCGAGGCTCGCCGCAAACCCGCTGGCATCGTCCAACGCTCCTTCATGACCATGAATACAACCGCCCCTTTCAGCCGACGCTGAACGCGCCCCTGGGCAGATCATTACACACATATGGTTGCCATGTCGAGAAAACCCCAGCTAAAGAGTTAGCCACTTCAGCACGGGCTTGCATCTCCGCTGGTAGACACAGCATGAAGACCCTCGCGCGGTACCGCGATCTTGGAGCAACATCGACCATGGGACGCCACGTCTCGCTCGGCGGGTCGGACCGTGTTCGCCAGATCTTCATCTTCTGCCCGCGATCTAGCCGTCATGTCGGACTCTCGGCGTAGAACTCGCCCATGGACGCCCGGAAGGCCATTCGTGAGGTCATCGAGAGCATCGGCGCCGAAGGTCAGACCGAGACCATCGTGTACACGCAGGCGCAGGTCGCCGACATCGTCGCCTCGATACTGCCCGACGCCCTCAAGTCCAGGGGCCACGTGGTCATCGCACTACCCGAGGTCGAGACCTACGAGTCCGGCCGGCAATATGTCCGAGTACCGATCACCGCACAACCATGGTCTGACGGCGCCGTTCGCATCAGCCCGCACGGCGACCAGGTGGCCATTCGCAACGTGCCCGACAAGCTGCCCGTGCAGGACGCGCCAGCGCTGGCCTCAGCACTCATGGCCGCGCACACCCTGTGGCGTCGCGACACGCGAAAGCGCCGATATCGCAGGCCTGACCTGCACGTATGGCAAAATGAGTCCCAACATGTCGGTGGGACAACTATATCCACCGCATGAAAACCCCAGCCTAGCTGGGGTTTTCGTCGTTTCGAGGCTCTGGCGGTCAGCTACCGCCGTCGCACCCACCACCGCCGTCACTAAATCCGCCGCTGTCGCAGTACCCGCCGCCACTGCCTCCGCCGAATCCGCCGAAGAAGCCAAAGGTTCCCGTGTCGGCCCCGGCTCCCGGGCTATACCCAGGCGCACCGTCCGAAACGCGACGACCGCCATGATCTGGCCCCCGAGGGCTCGCTTTGCGGACTAACTGCCAGCAGAGGTACCCGAGTAACACCGCAAACGGCGTCAGCGCGATCAGCCCAATGCTCACTGCAACCACTCCTTGCATCTGGCAGCCACTTTGCTGACGTTCTTCTCATTATGGACTGGCCAGAATCTCAACGCCGGGCAGTAGGTCACCAGCTCAAGACGCCGCTGGGCGGGCAATCTCTTGACCTGGACAACTATGTCCACCGTATGAAAACCCCGGTCTAGCTGGGGTTTTCGTCACTACTCCTGGGCTTCGGCCCTATGGTTCCGACTTCAATGAGTATCTCGCCTGCCTTGTTGAGGACCCTGAACTCGTCGAATCGCGGTAGGCACACAACGATGCCGCGATCAGAGTAAGCGATTACCTCCGGTACACCATCTCGAGTGATCATCGGCCTACCAGGTAACACGTACTCGATGAGCGCATCGTCGCCGCTAGGAAGCTGAACATGGTCACCTATCGGTTCTATCGCTAGTTCCCAGCTGGATTCGGATTGACTCTTCACGCGAATCCGCCCAGTAGGTTTGCCATCAAAGATTCCTGTGGCGTCCCCGGCCTCCGACTCGGATCCCAGGGCGGCATTTGAAACGTCACGGCGCCGACGATCTAGCACCCAGCGCCCGACGCCGCGGGCCGATTGCCAACCGAGATAGCCAAACACCACCACAACCGGCGTCAGTGCCATCAGCCCAACGCTCACTGCAACCCCTCCCTTGCACATGACCACTACTTTGCTGACTTTCTTCTCACTATGCACTGGCCAGTTCATTTACGCCAGGCCGCCAGTCGCCAGAGCGACCCCGCCATAACGCTGGCAGCCTCCAAAGGAGGGCACACGCGCTGTGAACCAATCCCTAGTCGACCTGCTCACTCGCACGTTCGCTTCGGGAGCCCTTCAACATCCCGGCAACGCAAACAGTCCCGCACGAGTGATTCCGATTCCCGGCTTCCGGGCGACCGGTATGCCTGAAGACCAAGCGCAGGAAATGATCGGCCAGGCCGCCAAGCTCTGGGCCGAGGCCATCGAGTCGGTCATCGATGGCGAATTCGACGTACTCACCAAAGCCGATGCGGCACAGCTGCGCCAGGACGCCGCAGAAGCGCCGGACGGCACCCGAATCGTCACGCTGTACGACCGCACCGACCACCAGCGCGCCACGCCCTTGTTGGTGCTGACGGTCGGCAAGACCGACGACGTGACGATCGATGCCCGTCAACTACGAAAGTTCCTAGCCCAATGAGCAATATCAAGATCACCGTCGACGGCAAGGTCCTCATGGACACCGACCCAGGTAAGTGGCGTTCCACGCCGCCGGATATCCCCGACCTTAAGCGCCAATCCGGCGGGCAGGATTGGGGTCTGGCCGTGATAGTCACTCTCGCACAGGCGGGCACGCTGGCCGAGCTGGGCCAGCCCACTGGGAACACCACGATGACCATCACTACCCGCGCCAACGGCTGGACGCTGGATGTGGAGCAGGACGGCAGCGAGCCATCCGTCGCACCCGGGAAGGGTCGTGCCTGCGCCCACTGCACCGCCAGCGCACGCCGAGGCCGATACAAGCGCTGGGCGCCAAGGATTTTCGTCGGATGTGGTGATCATGGAACCCTATGTCGCCGAGGCCCGACCATAAGGCCAGCACCACCGATCGCGGTCTGGGCTGGAAACTACGGACTCTTATGCCGCCTTCCGCTCAGGCTCGACTGGGGCCTGAGCGGCTGGCAGCTGGCGAATCTGCGGATCTTTTGCGCAATCCTGCGGACTTTTAATCCGCAGGTCCCAGGTTCGAGCCCTGGTGGGGCACCAGATCATCCGTTGCAATCAGCGGGAGCAGGAGCCTTACCAGGCCGTCGACCGGCTCATACCGTTCGGCCAATGACTTCCACGGCCGAGAACACCACCGGGACGCACCCGCCCCAATCCCGTCCCGTGACGTTCCGGCAGGCGTTCTTCGTCGCGTTGACCGCAGGCCTCGGGTACGGGTTCGACTCCTACGCGGTGAACATCTACGGCCTAGTGCTACCGGAGATCAAGGACACACTGCACATCACCGAGGCGCAGGCCGGGTACATCGGCTCGATCTTCCTGCTCGGGTACACCATCGGCACCGTCGGATTCGGCCTCGCCGCCGATCGCTGGGGCCGGAAGACCACCCTCGGGGCCTCGATCCTGCTGTATGGCATAACCACCGCCCTGGCCGGCCTGACCACCAATGTGGCCGCGTTCACCGGGTTGCGCTTTTTGACGGGTGTGGGCGGTGCCGGCGAGCTCGCGGTCGGCGCGCCCTACACCGCCGAGGTGTGGCCGGCCAAGACACGGGCCATCGGCGTTGGTGGCGTGATCTTTTCGCTCTTCTCACTCGGTTACGTCCTGGCCGCCGGGGTCGCACTCGTATTGGTCCCGCGGTTTGGCTGGCAGGCGGCATTCATCGTCGCGATCATCCCCGCGGTGGTGCTTTTCCTTGCCCGCCAAGGCATCAAGGAATCGCACCGCTACACCCAAACCAAGGCGCGCGTCCAAGGCCGTGCCACCAGGCCGAAGCTGTGGCATGTTCCCGGAGTACGGCGGCGCCTCGTCGTCGGCTGGCTCGTCTACACCGCCAATGCGGTCGGCTACTGGGGCATGACCCTGTTCTTGACCACCTACATCGTCAAGAAGTTTCATGCCACCTCCATTGACGCGATCCGTTACGCCCTCGCCTTCTTCCTGCTACAGGCTGTGTTCGTCTTCATCGGCACCGCACTGGCCGACCGGATCGGGCGGCGACCCTCGGCCGTCCTCGGCGCCCTGATCGAAATCGCCTCCACCGCATTGGGAGCCACTTCGGACACCCTGCCGGAGTACCTGGTGTTCGGCGCCATCTCCATCGCCACCTTGGGCTGGCTGTGGGGAGTCGGTGACACCTACGTCGCCGAACTCTTCCCCACCGTGCTACGCGGCACCGGGTTCGGCATCGCCGTCGGCGGCGGCCGCGTCGTCTCCATCGCGGCGCCGGCCCTGGTGGGCTGGGCCATCACGCATTACGGAATCCAAACGCCCTACCTGGCTCTCAGCGGCCTGTGGATACTGACGATCATCGGATACCTGCTTGGACCGGAAACCAAGGGTAAAGAGCTGGAAGACCTTGCCGACGAGGCGCTTACCGAGGATCTGCCGGGCTGA